AACGAGATGAAAAGTAACCTAACAAATGGCGAAGTAGAATTCAGTTTATATTTAGACTTCCGACCGTTACAAGCTCAAGATATTATTAACCCCGACCCTAACTCACAATGCTTAGACGTTCGTGTTCAGATGCCAAACGGAGCAGTAAGTGCAACGATAACAACGGCAACGGCTGGAGTAACTATAACACCAAGCACAATTACAACAAGTCAATCGATCGAAGTTTGTATTCCAGCTAATCCAAACACACCGAGTTTTATATTAGCGGAAAACAACGACTTTTTAATAAGTGAGGTTTTACAAAACTTCATTACTGAAAATAGTTCAACGCAAGTTATAACGTTATTAGTAACATATACATTTAGTGACGGTAGCCAGTCAAGTAACCAAATAATAATAAACCAACAATGATAGCGCAGATATTAGAACTTTTAAAAACGGACGACTTTTTTAATGTAAGTGAGATTGTCGACATAGCTAAAGGAAAACACGAATATACTTCAAGTATAAAAAAGATTTATAAACAAAAGAAACGACACTACAATGGCAGAAAAAAGAACAATTGAGTTAGAGATTCAGGATAATAGTAAAACCCTTAAACAACAATATAAAGACGCTGTAAAGGAATTACAAAACGTTGCGGCTGCCTATGGTGAAACTTCAACGGAAGCAGTTAAAGCAGCAAAAAAAGCAGCTGACTTAAAAGACCAAATAGGATTTACAAATGATTTAGTAGGAGCGTTTAACCCTGATGCCAAATTTACTGCATTAAGTAGGTCTTTAGGTGGTGTGTTAGACGGTTTTCAAGCTGTTCAAGGTGGGCTTAGTTTAATAGGCGTTGAAGGTGAATCAGTACAGGAAGCCATGTTAAAAGTTCAGTCTGCTATGGCACTTTCTCAAGGTATTCAAGGTTTAATGGAAGCTAAAGATTCTTTTAAACAGTTGGGTGCGGTTGCTATGAATGCTTTAAAAGGAATTAAAACGGGTTTAGCAGCAACGGGAATTGGTTTATTTTTAGTTGCGTTGGGTACTGTTGTCGCTTATTGGGATGACATTAAAGAAGCGGTTAGCGGTGTAAGTGCGGAACAAGCTAAATTAAACGAAGAAACCCATAAAAACTTTGAAACTTCTAAGGAACAGTTATCGACCTTAGACGCTCAAGATAATGTTTTAAAGTTGCAAGGAAAAAGCGAACGTCAAATTTTAAATATAAAAATAGCTCAAATAAATGCAACAATTGAAAAAGGTAAAATAGAACTTGAAAACGTACTTAAAACAAGTAAAGCCGAAGAAGCAGCAGCTATTCAGAATTATAACATGACTAAAAAAATAGTCGATTTTACTTTAGAAGCTGCGTTATTTTTACCTAAGTTAATGTTAAAGCCTATTGACTTAGCAATACAAGGGGCTAACAAAGTAAGTGAAATTCTTGGATTTGGAAAAGTTATTTCTTTTGATGTAGGAAAAACAATTGAAGGTTTACAAGATAAAGCAAGTGATTTTATTGCAGGTTCAATTTTTAATGTGCCAGAGCTTAAAAAAGAAAATGAAGAAACGGCAAAAGAAATTCGTAAAAGCATTGCAGACTTAGAAAACCAAAAAGCAGGGTTTCAACTTTCTATTAAAGAAATGGATAAAGCAGAAGCTCAAAAAACAATAGACGCTAATAAAGAAAAAAACGATTTAATAAAAAGCGCAAACGCAGAAGCAGCACGTTTAGCAATTGAACAACAAAACGAACTTAATAAAAGATTAGAAGATATTGCAGAACAAAACTTTCAAAATAGTTTAACGGAACAGGAACGTGAAATTTTATTAGTTAATGACAAATATTTTGAACTTGAAACTTTAGCGGAAGGAAATAAAGACGCACTTGCAGAAATTGAATTAGCTAAAATGAATGAGCTAAACGATATTAATTTAAAATATCAAAACATAGCTTATGAAAATGACAAGGTAGCAAAAGAAAAAAAGGCTGCTTTAGATAAAGAAGCAACAGAAAAAGAAATTGCAGCAGCTAAGGCAGCAGCAGAACAAAAAGCAGCGTTACAACAACAAGGTTTAGACACGGCATTACAAGGCGTTCAATTAATAGCGAGTGTATTTGAAAAGCAAAAAGGAGTACAAAAGGCAGCTGTAATTGCTGAGAGTGCTATCGGTATTGCAAAAATGATTATTGCAAATAAATTAGCAAACGCTGGAGCTTTGGCAACCCCTCAAGCAATAGCAACAAGTGGAGCAGCAGCTGCGCCAGTTATAGCTATGAATAATATTTCAACAGGTATTGGAATCGCTGCTAATATTGCAGCAACTGCAAAAGCCTTAAAAACTTTGGGCGGTGGTTCTGCTCCTTCATCCCCTCCTTTAGGTGGCGGTGGTGGTACTGGTGGCGGTGGTGCTATGGCTCCTCAATTCAACACGATAGGTTCAAGTGGAATAAACCAATTAGCAACGTTACAACAACAGCCAGTACAAGCGTATGTAGTAAGCGGTGAAGTAACAAGCGCACAAAGTTTAGACAGGAATAGAGTACAAAACGCAACATTATAAGTTAAAGAGTTATGGCAAAGATGGAAATTATAGAACTGCTTATTGATGAGAATAAAATCGAAAGCGGTATCAATGCGGTTTCAGTTGTTGAAAGTCCAGCGATTGAAGAGAATTTTGTAGCCTTAAAAAAACACGAAGTAGAATTAAAAGAAGTTGACGGAGAGAAACGCATCTTAATGGGTGCGGCTTTAGTTCCTAACAAACAGATTTACCGTAAAAACGGAGACAAAGAATTCTATATTTATTTTAGTGAGGACACGGTACGCAAAGCATCGGAGTTATTTTTAATGAGAGCGAACCAAAACAACGCCACGTTAGAACATGAAAAGAAAATGCTTGAGGGAATGAGTGTTGTTGAAAGTTGGATTATTGAAGACGAGAAACAAGACAAGTCAGCAAAATACGGATTCAATTTACCAAAAGGAACTTGGATGATTTCAATGAAAGTAAACAACGATGAAATTTGGAACAAGGTAAAAGCAGGTGAAGTAAAAGGATTCAGCATTGAGGGTTACTTTGTTGACAAATACGAAATGAGTTTACAAGAAACCGAAGAGGATAGATTGATTAATGCAATTCGTGATTTAATACTAAAAGACGAACAATACAATTTAGAAACTTATAACGACTATCCAAAAGAAGCAAGTGAAAACGCAAAGATAGCTTTACGTTATGCAGAAGAAAACGGTTGGGGAGACTGTGGTACTCCCGTAGGAAAAGCAAGAGCAAACCAATTAGCAAACGGAGAAAATATAAGCGAAGATACTATTGCACGAATGGCAAGTTTTGAGCGACATAGACAAAGTTCACAAAAAGAACTTGGTGATGGTTGCGGTCGTTTAATGTGGTTAGCATGGGGTGGTGATGCGGGTATTGAATGGGCGCAAAGAAAGTTAGAACAAATCAAAAATAAATAAAAATGAAAAAAATGAATAACATTCTAAAAATGATTTCTAAAATGGAATCAAACGCTAACGAGGTTAAGTTAGGGAAACACGAAGTAGAATTATCGGACTATGTTGATGTGGTTGGCTCATTTACGCAATTAGAAAAAAACTATAATACAATTTTAAAAGAAAGTGCTATTGCCAGAACTACATTAAAAAAAGCTGTTGAATTAATACAACAACAACAAGTTTTAACAAATAATTTTAATGAAAATATTATAAATTTTGAAAAGAAAGCAAAAGATTTAGGTATAGATTGGAAAACGGCAATGCCTGAGTTTGTTAAATATCAAGCAGCAGTTAAAAACCAATACGCCCCACAAAATTTAAAAGAAATAGTTGACGCTTATAATAACTTATAACTAAAATAACATGGCGGAAAAAACACTAAGTAAAGTAAGTCCACGTGGTGGTAAAAGAGGTTGTTTATGTAAAGACGGAAAATACTCAAAGGAATGTTGCGACGGAAGTTTACAAGCTCAAGGTATAGGAAAAACAGCGAGTGTAACGCCACAAAATGTAACGATTACAGAAATAGACGGAGTAAGAACTATCGTTCGTCAAAACGGATAAAAAAGGAACAAGTATAAATATAAAAGTTAATATGTTATGAATACACTAAAAACAGTTTTCAGTAAACTATTCAAAGAAGAAACACAATTAGCTTCGCACGAAGTTGAGTTAGGAATGATTCAAGATTTTGAAAATAGAATTGAATTGTTTAGAAAGGAAAACCAACAAGTTATTGAGTTAATAAATAAAGTTAGTGCATTTAAAAGTCAATTTAAAGCATTGGATAAAAAATTAATAGCTGATTTTGATAAATTAAAAAATGAAGGTGATAACATTTGGAAAAAATCAAAAGAATTAGGTTTAGAAACTGACCCAGCCTTTAAATTAAAAGCAAGTGTTTCAAGTATTTATGGTAATAATTGGGACATGGACGCAGTAAACTTTTTAAGAAAATAAATAAATAAAAACAAAAATGAAAAATAGCTTAATAAACCAAATCAAAACTTTGCTCGGAATGGAAGTAAAACTTGAGCAAATGAAATTAATGGATGGTGTAACAGTTTTAGAAGCTGACTCATTCGAAGCAGGTAACGAAGTGTTCATTGTAACGGAAGACGAACAAAAAATACCTTTGCCAGTAGGTGAATACGAGTTTGAAGATGGACGTATATTAATCGTAATTGAAGAGGGTGTTATTTCCGAAGTTAAAGAAAAAGAAATGGAAGAGCCTGAAACGGAAGTAGAAGTTGAAACCGAGAAAAAGGAAGAAATGGAAACTGAAAAACCAACTGCTAAGAAAACAATCGAAAGCGTAGTTAAAGAAACTTTCTTTAGTGAAATAGAAAAACTAAAAGAAGAGAACGAAACTTTAAAAGCTGAACTAAGCAAATTAAAAGAGGTTAAAGAAGAAGTTGAACTTTCATCTGATGAAGAGGTTAAACCAATTTCTTTTAACCCTGAAAACGAGAATAAAGTTGAAGCCGTAAAATTTGCAACTAAAAGAAGTCGCACAATTATGGATTCAGTATTAAATAAACTAAATAAGTAATAATTTAAAAAACAAAAAAAATGAGTACAACATTTACAAGCATTTCGAATGATTCTTTACGTCAAGTAGGCGTAGTTGAAACATTGACAGGTGCAACAACTTTAACTGCTGAGGATAGCGGTAAAGTATTTATTCTTAACGCTGCTGCAGGTGCGCAAATTACACTTCCTGCTGTTGCTGATGGAGCTGGTCAATCTTATAAATTTGTCGTAGGTGCGTTATTCGCTACTACTGCATGGACGATTAAAGCGGCTACAAACAAAATTCAAGGTGGTGTTATCGTAAACAGTACTAACGTACCGGGAGCGGATGAAAACACAATTACATTTTCGGCTTCTGCTGACACAATCGGTGACTTCGTAGAATTACATGGTGACGGTTCTAACTGGTATGTTTTCGGATTGGGAACTGCTGCTGGAGCAATTACATTAACAGTAGTATAAATAATTTAAAAAATTCATAAAATGAGTACAACACAATCAATTACAACTACTTACGCTGGAGAGTTTGCAGGTAAGTATATTGCTGCAGCTTTATTGTCTGCTCCAACTTTAGAAAAAGGCGGAATTACTATCATGCCTAACGTTAAATACAAACAAGTTATCAAAAGAGTGGCAACTGATGACATCATCAAAAATGCAACTTGCGACTTTGACCCAACTTCAACTGTAACTTTAACAGAGCGAGTTCTTCAACCTGAATCATTCCAAGTTAACCTACAATTATGTAAGTCTGACTTCCGTGCTGATTGGGATGCTATCCAAATGGGTTACTCTGCATTCGATGTATTGCCAAAATCATTCGCTGATTTCTTAATTGCACACGCTGCTGAGAAAGTTGCTGCTGGAATGGAGACTTCAATTTGGAGAGGTGTTAACGCAACAGCTGGACAATTTGCTGGAATCATGACTCAATTAACTACTGACGCTGCTTTACCTGCTGCTCAAGAAGTTGCTGGAACAACTGTAACTGCTTCTAACGTCATCGCTGAGTTAGGTTCTATCGTTGATGCTTTACCTGCTGCTTTGTACGGTAAAGAAGATTTAACTCTTTATGTTTCAAATAACATTTATAGAGCTTACGTTCGTGCATTGGGTGGTTTTGCTGCTTCAGGTGTAGGTGCTAACGGTTACGAAAACAAAGGAACTAACCAAGTATTGGATAACCTTTACTTTGATGGAGTTAAGATTTTCTTAGCTAACGGACTTGCTTCAAACACTGCTTTGCTTTCTCAAACATCTAACTTGTATTTTGCTACTGGTTTGATGAATGACATGAACGAAGTTAAAGTTTTGGATATGGGTGACCTTGATGGTTCGCAAAACGTTCGTGTCATTATGCGCTTTACTGCTGATGCTAAATACGGTTTTGCTTCCGATGTTGTTACTTACGGAATCACAAACTCTGCTAACTAATATTAGCTTAACTTAAACTAACGAGGGAGGGGTATACGCTCCTCCCTTTTTTATAACATTTAAAAACTAAAAATATGTCTTGTGAACTCGCAAACGGTCGCTTGGAAGTATGTAAAGACGCAGTAGGCGGTATTGAAACAGTTTACTTTATTAACTATGGTGATTTCAATCCTGAAACGGATGTTGCCTATGTTGCAGGTACTGATACAATCGATACTATTGCCAACGTTACTTCCCTATACAAATACGAACTCAAAGGAACAAACTCTTTTGAGCAAGTTGTAAACACTTCTCGTGAAAACGGAACTACATTCGTAGAGCAAACATTAACAAT